ATTGTTCTGGGACGAAGGTAACTGGCAGCCGCTCTGCAAAGGCTGTCATGACCACAAGACTGGCACGGGCCTGTAATCGATGGAGGTGATGACTATGAAACTGTTCAGCCGATTCAAGGCGCGGGACAAGCCTACTGATGCAGTAAGCGCCGCGCCTGTATTCTACTTTGGCACCAGCACGGCAGGTAAATCGGTTACCGCCCGATCTGCTATTCAGGTGTCAACGGTATACGCCTGTGTACGCGTTATCTCAGAAACCATCGCCAGCTTGCCGATTCACGTGTACGAGCAGACCGAGAGCGGCAGTAAGAAAGCGCTGGAGCACCCGCTGTATAAGGTGTTGCATGATGAACCGAACACAGAAATGACCTCGTTTGTGTGGCGCGAGGTGATGCTTTCCCACCTTCTTTTGTGGGGCAATGCGTATTGCCAGATTATCCGCAGTGGCCGCAATCGCATCCTTGGCCTATACCCGCTTTTGCCAGATCGTATGGAGGTGGACAGGGACAGTCATGGCCAGCTGACCTACACGTACACCACCAATGAAGGCCAGGCAGTGGCGCTTCGGCCTGAGGATGTGCTGCACATTCCGGGCCTTGGTTTTGACGGTGTGCTTGGGTATAGTCCAATCGCGCTGGAGAAGAACGCGATCGGCCTTGGCATTGCCGCAGAGGAATACGGCAGCAAGTTTTTCAGTAATGGCGCAACACCATCCGGCGTTCTGACCCACCCTAACACAGTCAAGGATCCCGGGCGGCTGCGTGAAAGCTGGACGAAAGCCTATGGCGGCTCCAGTAATTCGGGCAAGGTAGCCATTCTGGAAGAAGGCATGAAGTTCGATCGCATCTCGATGCCCAACAACGAGGCGCAGTTCCTTGAAACCCGTAAGTTCCAGGTTTCGGAGATCTGTAGAATTTATCGGGTGCCGCCTCATTTGGTGGGCGACCTGGAGCATGCAACCTTCTCCAATATCGAGCATCAGTCGATCTCTTTTGCGGTACACACCATCAGACCCTGGCTTGTCAGAATTGAGCAAGCCATTAACCGCGCTCTTTTCACCGATAAGGAGAAAGGGCGCTTTTTTGTACAGTTCAACATGGATGGCCTGATGCGCGGCGACTACAAGTCCCGCATGGAAGGCTACGCCATTGCCCGTCAGAACGGGTGGATGAGCGCCAACGATATCCGTGAACTGGAGAACATGAACCCGCTTTCCGAGGAAGAGGGCGGTAACCTCTACCTGGTCAACGGCAACATGATTCCTATTATCGGCGCAGCTGCCGTGATAGCTGCAGGAGGTGAAACGAATGAGAACCATTAGTCTGAACGGCTATATTGACGAAGAAGTCTGGTATGGCGATGAGATCACGCCCGGTGCGCTCCATGATGAGCTGTATGGCGTGAACAACATGAATGCGGACGATGTGCGCATCGTGCTTAACTCCTACGGTGGCAACTGCAATGCTGCGACCCGGATGTTTGACGATGTGCGTGCTTACCCGGGCAAGGTACACCTGATTATCTCTGGCACGGCAGCTTCTGCAGCTTCCGTGCTTTCCCTGGCTGCTCACAGGGTGGAGATGACGCCTGGGAGTCTGTTCATGATCCATGATCCGTCCTGCATGGCCTGGGGTAATGAGCACGATCTGAACGATGCCATTAACCTGCTGAAGGCCTGCAAGGAAAGCATCCTCAATGTCTATGCCCGCAAGTCGCATCGCAGCCGCGAAGAGCTGTCGAACATGATGAGCGAAACGACCTGGATGGATGCCCAGCAGGCCCTTGCGGAGGGCTTCATTGACGGCATCGTGGATGAAGTCCCGTCCAATAATCTCTTCAACAGCGTGGCTCCCCGAACCGTGGATCGCGCTGAAGCGGAGGTGAAAGTCCAGGCCTGGCTGGATCGTGCGCGACCGCACAGACCCAAGCCCGCCGCCATGGCAGAACCTCCGGTGGTGAATCCGCCTGAGACCCCCGCAGCTCCGCCTGACACGGTTCCCGATAAGCAGGAGCCTGAGGCCACTGCAACTGAACAGCCGGAGATCCCCGGCATCCCTGTCGCCCAGCTGCAAAAACGGCTGGGTCTTATTATGCCCCAAAGGCGCTAAAGGAGGACACCAACCATGAGTAAGATCAACGATATGCGCATCAAGCGCGGTGAAATCTGGGACAAGGCAAAGAAGTTCCTGGACGATCACCAGAACGAATCCGGCCTGATGTCTGCTGAAGACACGGCAACTTATGAGCGTATGGAACAGGAGGTTGTTGACCTGGGCCATGCCATCGAGCGTGAAGAGCGTGCTGCTGAAATGGAGCGCGAACTGAACGCTGCCACCAACACCCCTCTGACCTCTCGCCCTGAGAAGGCTGTCACTGGCAAGCAGGGCCGAGCTTCCGACGAGTACAAGAACGCCTTCTGGCGCATGGTTCGCAACCGTGGCGGCCACCTGCTGGTGCAGAACGCTCTGCAGATCGGTGAGGACTCTGAGGGCGGCTACCTGTGCCCCGATGAGTACGAGCGTACCCTGGTGAAGGCTCTGGAAGAGGAGAACCGCCTGCGCTCCCTGTGCACCATCATCCGTACCGAGTCCGGCGACCGCAAGATTCCCATTGTGGCTTCCCATGGTACTGCCAGCTGGGTGGATGAAGAGGGCGTTATCCCCGAGTCCGACGATGTCTTCGGCCAGATCAGCCTGGGCGCTCACAAGCTGGCCACCATGATTAAGGTCAGCGATGAACTGCTGCAGGATTCTGTTTTCGACATCGAGAGCTACATCGCCGCTGAGTTTGCCCGTCGCATTGGCGCGGCTGAAGAAGATGCCTTCATCAACGGCGATGGTTCTGGTAAGCCTTACGGTCTGCTCCATACCACCAATGGTGCCGGTATTGGCATCACCACGGCTGGCGCGACTTTCACTTCCGATGAAATCCTGGATCTGATCCACTCCGTGAAGGCAGGCTATCGCAAGAACGCCAAGTTCCTGCTGAACGATAGCTCCATCAAGGCGCTTCGCAAGCTCAAGGACGGCAACGGCCAGTACATGTGGCAGCCCGGCCTGAAGGAAGGCCAGCCTGACCGTCTGCTCAGCCATGAGCTGATCACCTCTGCCTACATGCCCGAGATCGGTGCCGGTGCCAAGCCCATCCTGTTCGGCGACTTCAAGTCCTATTGGATCGCTGATCGCCAGGGCCGTACTTTCCAGCGCCTGAACGAGCTGTATGCTGCGACCGGCCAGGTTGGCTTCCGTGCTACCCAGCGCGTGGATGGCCGCCTGGTGCAGACCGAAGGCCTGAAGTGCCTGCAGATCAAGGGCGCGTAATTCCCAGGGGGTGTTGCCTTTACGGGTAGCACCCCCTCCAATAAGGAGGAAATGGTATGAGCAATGCACGTAACTATCACGCCCATGGCGGTAACGAATGGGTTGTTGGTGGCAAGCTGACCTTCCTGCCCGGCGCAACTGTTGAAGGTGCTGAAGGACTGTTCGATCTGCCTGCTGCCGGTGAGCCTGTTCTGCTGGACGTCACTGAAAGCGAGGCCACTACGGTTGCTGCCCTGCGCGAGGACTTCAATCACCTGATTGCCGAGCTGCGCAAGGCTGGTCTGATTCTCAAGACCGATCGTGGTGATGCGGAGTGATCCTGTCCATTGAAGAGGTAAAGACCCATCTGCGCATTCAGCATGATGAGGAAGATACCTACATTGAAGATCTGATCGCAAAGGCCCAGGCCGCAGCCGAAGACTACTGTCGTGTTACGTTTCCCGACGATGCCCCGGAATCTGTCCGGTTAGCCGTCCTTCTGATGACGAGCCACTATTATGAAAACCGGGAAAACAGCGATAGCGTTGCCTACGCGACCATGCGCACAGCGTTTCAGAATCTTCTTTATCCCCACCGCGATCCAGACCAGATGTTCTAAGGAGGTGAAGGGCCTTGCGCGGATATAAAAACTTCGAAAGCAATCCACGGCCCGGTGACCTCAGGCACATGATTGAGATCGGGTATACCGAGAATACCGTGAACGAGAATGGCTACCCTGAACCGACTGAAGTGGTCGTGTGCAAGGTATGGTCAGCTGTCACGGATGCCGGTAACCAACACTATCGGGCTGCAGATGTGATGAACACAGAAGCTGTCATCAACTTCACCATTCGTTATCGGCCAGATGTCACACCCGGTATGTGGGTGCGATTCCGCGAAAAGATTTGGCGTATCAACACGCTCGGTGAATACGGCTTCCGTGGTGACTATCTTGGCCTGAAGGCATCCCTTTCTGAGGGGGTGAGCGGTTGAAACAGGTGCAGGACGCTCTTGCACACATCAATATTCCTGTCATGGCGGGTATCTGGCGAGCTACATCAGCTAACCAGAACCCGCCTGTTCAATATGTGGTGTACTCGAGCACAACCACCGAGGCGTCGCACATGGACGATCATGTATCTTCCATCAAGACCTTCGTTTACTTGAACCTGTGGAGCGATATCGACCCCACGGACATGGCTGCACAGATTCGCAGCGCCATGTACGCTGCCGGTTTCGCCATGGTTGAGGAATCCGATAAAGGCTACAACCAGCCTGCCTACGATACTGCCACCAAGCAGTACACCGTGCAATGGACATGGTGTTATCGACAGGAGGTGTAACCCTATGCCGCTCAACACAAACGGTTTTGATTCCCTCATGACAGACATTGGCAACATGGCCAACCAAATGGATGCCGATGGCGCTGGCGCTCCCATTGCCCGGCGCATCTTGCAGGCTGCAGCACAGCCAATCCACCAGCAGATGAGAGCGAATGCATCCAAAGACCCCAAGATCATCTCTGGTGATCTTCACGATTCCATTGCCATTGGCAATGTTCGAAAGCGCCGAAACAGTGGCAAGTCCATCACGATCGGCGTTCATCGCAAGGAGCGCGGAGCTTATTATGCCACACCCGTTGAATACGGCCACGGCGGCCCGGCCCCCGCTCCTGCCCACCCTTTTATTCGTCCCGCTTATGACACCAGAGCAGATGAGGCTTATGAAATCATCCGTGATGGGCTTCGGGACGCAATCGACAACCTTTAAGGAGGTAATGAGAAATGGCGACTCCTGCTTCTTCTCCCCAGGTAGCTTCTACGATCGGTCTGAAGAACGTGGTCATCGCACCGCTGGTAACCGACACCGAAGCAGAGCACACCTATGGCGATCTTCAGCTGATGTCCGGTGCCATCGAGGCCAGCATCACTCCTGATAACGCTGATCCTGACATCCAGTACGCGGACGATATCGAATTCGATGTGCTGTACCCGGATCCTGAACTGAGCTTCAAAACCAAAATGGCTGACATTCCGTTGGCGATCCAGGAAATGATCTTCGGTAACAAAATCGATGACAACGGCGTTCTGATTCGCAACGCTTCCGATAAGCCCCCGTACTACGCTGTTGGTTTTAAGTCGGAAAAGTCTGACGGTGCTTACCGCTATGTATGGCTGTACAAAGTGCGCGCGAAGCCTGTCACGGAAAACTACCAGACTAAGGAAGGCACGACCATCACTCGCCAGACCGGCGAAATCGAATGGACTGCCATCAAGCGCACCCATGATGGTCAGTACCAGGCTGTGGCCGACGAAGGTCAGAACGGCTTCACTGCTGAGAAGGGTGCTACCTTCCTGCAGTCTGTGTATGAGCCGACCTTTACCGCGTCTACCTAATCCAGCGCAGCAGCGTACTGGCCCACTCTGGTACGCTGCTGCGATCTTTAATTCTTTCAGGAGGTACGAAGAATGATCACTTGTACGCTGGGCGACAAAAAGTATCATGTTGATTTCATTTCCGGTCGCGCCCTCCGTGAAATGGAACCGGCTGCGAAGATGTATGGCCGTATTGTTGCCATCTCCAATGCAGCACTCAAGGGCGAAACCTCTGAGGATGCTTCGACGCTCTCCATTGGCGAGGCCATGGACGAGATGATTAAGTGGTTCTGCATCCTTTTCAACAACCAGTTCACTCCCGATGATGTACTGGATCATTACCCGGTGGATCGTCTGATGCACGATATTGCCTTTGCGCTGATGGCAGTTCAAACCCAAACCACCAATGTGCTGGACGAGTTCCCTACGAAGGCAGCGCAGACGAATCAGGAAACCACTCCGGAGGTTTGACGCTGCCGGATTTCATATATTCCACCTACAACTCGCTTCTTGAAGGCGGCTGGCGAATGGATGAGATTGACCACATGGATATG